TTGGGTTCGTACCCGCCACTGTCAGGCCGGTCGTGCCGCCGGAGAGGCCAACGCTCGTCACGGTGCCGTTCGCCGTGTCGATGCTCACAACAGCGCCGCTAGCGTTCTCGAAGAACAGTTTCTGGTCGGCGGTGTTAAGCGCCAATTCTCCCGGCGCGAGATTGCCCGCGAGCGGGACTGCCCCCGGCGTGGCTGAACGATACAGTAGATCG